AGGAGCGAAACCCGCCGGAGTCGTAACGGCGGGCGGTCGCGACGGCATCGGCACTTGGTAACCGTCGGAAGTCGTAAACATCTTCACATCTGCTGGTGCACCCGCTGCCGGACGAGCGCTTTGGGTCGCTGCCGGTGCAGTGGCGGGACGAGCGGGTTGAGCCGCTGCCGCCGGAGCTGCCGGACGAGGAGTTGCAGCGGCGGCTGGCGACGCGGCTTCTGGACTCATGATTCCGGGGATGAGCCTCTGGATCTGTGAGAGTGCATTCGATTGCACCGTGCCTGTAGGGGTACGCGTGTCGAAAGGCTTCACAGCACCTTCGAAATACTTGGTGGCGATACCCATTTTTACAATCCTGGAAACATTCGGGTCTTCCAGCGCAGCGAGGTCTTTCATCACGTCTGTCGGCTCGGCGAGTTTCATCCTAGCCTTTGCGATCTCCTGCAACACGGGGCGTGCATCACCGTTGTTCGCTGCCACCATCATGCTAACGGTTCTTTGGTCAGGCAGCCATCCGCCGTCAGACCCGACAGCAGTTCCGCGAACAGGCTGAGCGCCGCCGCCAGCAGGTTGAGCAACACCGCCGCCAGCGGGGCGAGCACCACTCTGTGCTTGGGGCTGAGCGCTAACTCCTGGAGTCGGAGGAGTGATCTGACCGCCGTAAAGCTGATTCAGGGTTTGCATCGCTTGCTCATTTTGAGCCAAAGCGTATTTCTGTTGCGCGAGTTGCGCTTTCATCTGGGCGACAGGCAGCTCGTACTCTTTGGCTCGCTCGACGTCTTTGCCGATCGAGGCAGCTACATTGCCGAGCGACTCACCGAACGAACCTGTTCTGCCAGGATTGAAAAATTGCGCCGCAACATTGAAAAGATTCGGCTCACCACCCGAACGAGCTTCCAGCGCCTGAACGATCTTGCTCAGCGCTTCGGTATACTCTTGGCTTGCGGAAGGATTTCCTTCCACAGGAACAGGCAGCATCGAAAGAGGATTAGGAGTTGCCATTGTCACACTCCTGAACTGTATTCATTTGGGTTAATTACATCCCCTGAAGAGGTTGTGTAACTTCCGTCTGTGTTTTGAACAAGCCCACCAGAGGGGGTGGAATTATCCGTCGGACCACCCAATTGTTGAGGCTGGCTTCCACCACTGAACCAGTTGCTCAGATCAGTTCCGAGATTTCCCCAGTTGATGCTGGAGAGACCCGTGCCGATCGATTTTCCGAGGTTGGTGTTGCTAACAGCACCCATGAGCGAGCCGATGCCCGCGATCTGCGACAAGGGCGATGCGCTGTATGCACCGGGAATCGGACCAGTGTAAGTCGAGCTGACGCTGGTCGGAACGGTGTAGCCGCGCAGCAGACCCGCCTGTTGCGACGCAACTTGCAGCGGGAACAGGCTTTGCCCTTGCTCGATTTGCTGCTGCTGAGAGCCGAGCGTTGCGAGAGCGTTGATGTCGCCCAGACCCAATCCTTGAGTGGTTGTGGCGAGGTTGCCCAGCTGCTGAGAGGCGGCCAAACGAGCTTGCTCTTGGTTCTGAGCAGCCTGTAGCGCTTGTGTATAGCCGGTTTGCAGCGCTTGCGCTTCGGTGGCGTTAAGGTTCTGAAGACCGGAGTTGATCGCTTGTCCTAGCACCTCTGCACCACGTTTGGAGCCAAATTGGCCAGAACCTACCGAAGCCGAAGTGGCACCGGGAGCGAGATTCTGACGAATGTTCCGCAACCCAAGTTCGTTCAACGAATTTACGACATTGGCAGTGTACGGGTTCATGAACCTGCCCGCTTCCGTGGCAACATCGTAACCGCCAGCTTGGTTGGCGAGGTTAAGTGCACCAGTCAGCGCTGGCTGGTAGGAGCCGACATTGCTTTGTGTCTGGTCGAAAGCCTGTTGCTGCAGCGGCGTGGCGCCAACATACGCAGCATTCTGCGCTGCGGTCGTGCCAGTGTTGGCGATCCCGCTAAGATAATCAGTGTACCAGCTCGGAGCGGTTGTGGTTTGCCCCTGAGTCGTGGTGATGTTGGGTAGCGCTGCGCCTTGGGTAAAAGCCATGAGTTAACCTTTCAAGTATTCTAAAGGCGATTTCGCCTTTGGAGGGATTTTGTCTTCAGGAGCAGAGCGCTTGTGTTTCCTTATATTTTCGCGCATTTTGTCCAAAACGAGTGCACCTGCTTTTGAAGATCCATTGCCCAGAGCCGCCACGGTGTCGGCGTCGAAAACGTATTCGCCGTCCGCCAGCATTGCGGGGATGTCGTCCGACTGACCGTCGCCTCTGCCTTCCACAAAGTGACCGGTCGTGCCGGTTTTGAACTCAGGGATATGAAGAGGCGCAGGGCGGCTTTTCACTTTCCCGCCCTTTTTCAAGGTGTAGGTCGGCAGCGCCCCCATCGAGCGGAGACCCGCCGAGGAAAGGGCGTCGTAGCCTCCACCCATAAATTCTTTCGTCGGTGCGAACGAAGTCGAGCCTGAATCTTGGCTCGCGGATCGAGCGGGGTATCCAGGACTCGGCGCAGAAATTTGCCCGATGGAAAGCGAAGTTCCGCCGCCAGAATCTGCCGAGCTAAAGGGCGAGCTGGATCTTCCAGTGATGAGCTGAAGCAGTCTAGGGTCGATGGTCGAGAGCTGTGGATAGAGCTGTTTCAGCTGGAGCAAATTCATAGAAGTTCCTTGAGCGGGCGCTGCAGGTAGGTAGGTTGCAGAGAGACCTTTCGGCAAAGCACCGGTGGAAGACGAAGAAGAGTCGCCCGCTGAACCGAAAAACAGATTCTGCGAAGGCGTGACAGTCGTCGTTGCTGTGGGGGTTACAGTTGTCGTCGGCGTGACGATAGGGATCTGAATGTTTCCAGAAGGCGAGCTTGTCGGCGGCGCGGGTGTTGCTGGCGCTGGCGTTTCTTCAACAGGCGGCTCTTCCACAAGAGGAGCGGGTGCAGGTGCAGCCTCTTGCACTACAGGAACAGAACCAACACCCGAACCAACACCCGAGCCAACACCCGAGCCAACACCCGAACTCTCGCCACCAGTCGGTGCCGTGGCGACTTGAGTCGGTGCATTGGAGGTCGAAGTTTCGCCAGCACTCGGTGCTGGGCTGATAATATTCGTCACCAAATCGCTTACAGTTGGTTGGTCCAAGTTGTAAGTGTTCGAAAGGAGGCTGATAACGTCCGGCGTAGAGAATCCAGAAGTGGCCAAATTGTTTGCGTCTTGTTTGACCAAGTCTAAAAGATCAGCAGGTATGTTTGGCGTTGCAGCTTCAACAGGCGTAGCAGGTTCTGTGGAAGTGACATTCTGAGAAACAGCTGTCGGTGTTGTTTCAGGCGGAGTGGTTTGCCCTTCCACGATGAGAGGCAAGTTCGTCGAAGACTGATCTGTCGTCGACTCTTCATTTTCCTGAGCTTGAACGACTTTCGCTTCCAGCGGACTTTTTACTCCCAGCTGAGAAGCCAGACCTTCAAAGAATTGTCCATTGGCGGTGGTTTTGTCGTTCCAGCCTTCAGCGCCAACTGTCCATTGTTTGCCGTCGATGTCCCAAACACCATCACCCAGATAGGTCATGCCGTTGTCGAATTTCGATCCAGGAGGAAACTCGTAACCGTAGCTGTCCGGCTCTCCAGGAGCACCAGGAGCGCCGCCAGAGCCTTTGCCGAGCGTTACGTCTACGGAAACCGGCGCGGTGTCTCCTGAGCCGACCGGAACATCTGTCATGGTGCCACTGTCGGCTGCGGCGTACTGCGTTCCAGCAGAAGGCACGGGTGCGGTTGAAGGATTCGCCATTGCGTAATTGACAGCTGTGGCGAGATCTCCGCCCATCGCAACCGACATATCTACGAACTGTTTGTCAGCGGGACTTAGATTGTCATAGGCGAGGTTTAAATCGCCGCCCGCATCAGCTTTCGTGATCGGTGCTGCATTGCTGGAAGGTGCCATGCTCGAGCTGATCAGGCTGTTTACAACAGAATTGCCGATAGCAGTCGAAGGGTCTTGCCCGCGCAGCAGTGCAGTCGTCGTAGCACCAGCCGCACTTCCAGCGAGAGAGCTGCCCGTTTGACCGAGCGAATCGAGCGTGTTGGCTTTTACTTCTGAGCCGACATAAGAACCTGCGCCACCCGTCAATGCATCGCCGAAAATCTGCGCAATATCGTCTTTGCCACTCAGCACGTCTTTTGTAGCAACGCCAGCCGCCGCACCGATAGCTCGAGAGAGGCTGTCTACGGGCACCAGACCCGCATTCTGTTGAGCGAGCGCTTGTGTCTGCTCGGAGAAAGGTGTGGTGTCGTAAATGTCGGCAGCGCTTAGGTTCGAGGCTACGTAATTCGCCACGCCTTGACCAACATAGGTCGTGCCGGCAGCGATCAGTGCTTTGTCAAGGCTTCCGCCGTGCGCAACAACATCACCCGCATTGATAAGAGGAAGCAGTTCTGCGTTACCTGTGGCGATTGCCGCCACCTTGGCGATCGTGCCAATAGGGTCGTTGAGAGCACCTTGAACGGTGTTCTCAACGAGTTTTGCAGCGGAGGTTACTACCTTAGCTGCTACGTCGGCGACATCTTCTACAGCATTGCCAACCACCTCAACGACGTCAGAAATAGCTCTCGATATAGCTCTGACAACGCCACCCATTACAGCGCTCCTTTTTTGGTTTCCCTTTTCGGTTGCGCTGGCAAAGCACCTTTATCGGCGGTTTTTGCGTGCCCTAGGTTTACAGTGGCTTGATAGCCGCCGTCTTTCGTGCGCTGAACGGAATAACCCATCCCTGGGAAAGGCGGTTTGCGGCTGATTGATTTGAAAATGTTAAGTATGGTCGGGTCTTTGAACTGACTGACCAGAACTTTGAACCCTGCCATCCCAGCAGCCTTGATGAAGGTCATGCTGTTTTTGAGGTAGTTTGCGGCAGTGTCGGCGTTCAACGCACGGAACATACCATGATCTTTGCGGTTCTGAACGTAATGGATCAGAAACAGCGTGTTGCCTTCGCGCATCGTGATAGCGTTGGGCGTACGAGTTTCAGCGAGGATCGCAGCGATGCCTTCCTCGGTTGTGTATTCAGAATTGGTGTTTTCCAGAGCGATGCGTATGATCTCGATCGGATCGAGCATTTTCTCTTTGCTGTTGACCATCATGACGAGATCCTTGTATCGAAAAGGGCAGCTGAGTAAACATTGCCCATCCCAGCAGCGAGGCTTAGCACGACCGCGCTGCCGTCGAGCTGCTTGTCCTCGGAGAGGAAAACGCCATCCTGCTCGGTGCGGTTTTCTATCTTCGGGACGACGCCTTGTTTCATCGAATCGAGGAGCAGGCAGGTTTCCAGAAGCCCAGAAACGCCCATTGTATGGCCAATGGTCGGTTTGTAAGACGTGGCGACGAAGCTCGGCACAACCTTCTCGAGCGCACGCCGCTCCGCTGCGTTGTTAGATTTGGTCCCAGTGCCATGGGTTTTTACGACCGAGATTTTTTCCGCTGTCAGGTTGGCAACTTCCAATGCGCCGCTGATTGCATTGACGAATCCTTGACCGTCCTCGCGCTGCCCAATCGCATTGGTGCAGTTCTCAGAGGCGGTGTATGCACCGAGCAGCTGCGCTTTCGGAGTGTGGCCAGATTTCTGCAGGTAAGCGTCGGATTCGAAAATCGCCAGCACAGCACCCTGCGCAACGCGGAAACCGTAGTTGACGCTGTCGAATGCAGAAGGCTGAATGCCGAAGTTCTCTTCGTGGTAGGAGAGAGAGGCTTGCGCTTCGCCGAAAAAGTCCAGCACCGAGTTGGAAACTCCATCCTCGACAGAAAGCACGATCACGCGGTCGAACTTGTAGGTCCAGATAAGGTTCTGCACGTCCATCATCACTTTCAGCGACGATGCGCAAGCCGTTGCGTCAGTCGTTATCTGGTCAACCGCGCCGAGTGATTGTGCGATGCGCCCTGCGTAAACTTGGGTCAGGGAAAAGGGCAGGAACTTGTAAATATAGCTCAGCGAATTGTCGTAATGACGAGCGACGATGCCAGCAAAATGACCATTACCGCCAGCCAGAATGAAAGCTGTTTTGCAATCTTCTTGCCGTAGGCTTTCGCACAGCACGGGGTCAAGAACCTTCTCCGCAACCTTGTGGGGTACATAAACCAGACCTGTTGAGACGCGCTTATAGGTGTCGTCGAAGACGTGCACCGACTGCGGGTATTTTATGTCGCCGACCATACGCACATTCGGCGTCCAAGCCGTGCGGTAGTCGGTGAGGAAAATGTTCACTTGCAATACTCCACAGCAGCCTCGATCGAATCCGGCTGCTGCGTTTTGTGCGACATGAGAAAGTCTTCCATCTCTTGCACGGTGGTGGCGTGCATTTCTTTTCCGACCTCTTCAGGCACACCGAACAGCTCGCACATGAAAACGCAAACCATCATCATGTCGAGGCTGTCCATGCCGAAGTCAGTTATGAGCGAGTCTTTGTCGGGCACGGGCGTGTATTTTGTGTAAATCGGTCGAGCCACTTCTGCAACAGCGTTGAAAAGGTCTAAGAAATTCATTGTCATCTCTTATTGGATTCTGTTGGCTACAATGCCGACGAGTGCTTGAGCCCAATCTTGCCAGCGCTCAAAATTGTTTGGGTTCGGCACACCATCACTTCCGAAAAGCCCGATGCCATTGAACCCAGAAGCCCAATCTCTCCAAGTGTCCTCTGCTCCAGGAATTTCAAGCTGCTGACCACCATAAGCCTCCACCATGAGCGAAGCCCACTGATCCCAAGAAAGGTAACGCGGGTCATAAATGACAGGAACTGTCATGAATTATAACCTCTGACGTCGCCGAGGTCGGCATTGAGCAGCACCTTTCCGAGCTGATAGTCGCCACCCTGTACATTGCTAACGAATTTCAGCCGCAGCTCTCGGCGCTGCTCGCGCATATCGATCTTGTTTGTTCCTGGATCGAAATCGTAAGCCGCACTGGTCTTATCGGCGGCTTGGGCGAAAGGGCGACCCGTCACGTAAAGTTGCATGGTTCCGGACTGGATGAAGTCCGGTTCTACCCTTTCGAGGTGCAGCCATCGGTTTTGCCCTTCCATCGTTACTTGAGATGGACCGCCGCCGACCCAGCCGAGGTCGCTGGTCTCGAAGTAACTTTCTATAGCGGTGGCGTTTGTTCCTCGGACAGCGTCTGTGCCGATCTCGTGCTGATAGAGCGAAACATACGTCATAACGTAGGTCAGCGTCATGCTGAAAGCTGTTCCGGCAGTGCTGAGGCTTATGCTCAAGGTGTCGCCGACCTTGTATCCTGTGCCTCGACTGGCGATTGTGAAATTCGTAACCACGCCGCCCGAAACAACGAAGGAGGCTTTCGCTCCCGTGCCGGTTCCACCTGTCAGGCTGGTGAGGGTGTAAGTGCCGTTGGTATAACCAGTGCCAGCGTTGTTGATGGTGTAAAGGTTTACAGCGCCCGTGGCATTCGATTGCCAGTCGGCATTGATCGGGTAGTGGAACACCTGAGAAAAGTAACCTGCCGACCGGCGAGAACCGAGAGCTTCACCTGCGTCGTACCAGCAGCCTTCGCGGATGTTGTAAATTATCGCGTCGTTGCATTCGGTTGAGTCGCCTCGTGGATAGAACCACCAGATCTCGCCATAGCGCGGCACTTTAGTTGCGTAGACTTTTTCTCTCTGAACGTAGTTCAGGTTGTCGAAAAAGTAGTTCTGATTGAAGTCGTTCGGGATCTCTTTGACGACACCGTTGTACATCAAGAAACGATCCACACCAACCCAGTAATAAATGCCGTCATATTCGATCGCGCATTGGCTGGAGAGGATCGAAGACTGGCTCGAGATAAGGTCGTAGCGCCAGTAGAGCGTTGAAGAAGTTCCGCCGCTGTTAATGGTGGTCGGAGTGTAGGAAACGCGGATGAGCGAATCCAGCGACCAGAACAAGCCCGAAGGTGCAGTCGTACCACCGCGCACCGGCAAACCCTGAACGATCTTTCCGGTTGCGACGTTTGTTTCGTTTGCGTCGGCAGAGACCCAGTCATTGATGTTGCCAGCGGAACAGTTCTTGATCAAGCCAGCATTGCCGTAAACGAACACGTATGGATGCAGCACAACGACACCGCCAGAAACAGAGATCTGGTTGTCGATCGTCAAAGTAGAAGCGCCGGTGAGCGTGGCAGCGTTTGAGATCGTGAACGTGGTAGAATTGTTCACCACTGTAACAGTCGTATTCGCAGGGATGCCTGTGCCCGTTACCACCTGCCCAGCGCCGATTTGCGTCGTTGAAGCAACCGTTACAGTGGTCGTAGAATTGAGCGTTGCAGCGATCGTGAAAACACCAATGGCGCTGGCTGTGGTGGTTCCGATAACATTTCCGAGCACTGGCGTATTGACACTGCTGTTGATGTCGGAGAGGTTCTGTCCAGGGTGAGCGAGCAACAGCTGGTTGCCAGAACCGTTGGTATCAGTGTAGGTGTCGAACTGCCAGAGGTTATCAGTGCTGGGGGTGAAATTGCTCAGTGTTATGTCAGTGATGCCTGAACCAACACCAGTGTTGCTGATAGGCAGCAGCTGCAAGCCATCAGAATATCCACTGTAGACATTGTTGAAATTGTTTTGCGGGTTGAGGTAAATCCCTCGAGACGGACCAGCAAGGTTGTTGACGATTTCTCTGTAGCCAAGAATCTTTCGCGGACGCTTGCGCTGGAAACGCACCCAGCGACCATCAGTGTAAAACGTGCGGTCGAATGTGGTTCCGTCTCGCTGAACTCCAGGGAGCGTGTCGAGGGCGAATACCTTCGCGGTCATGTGAACGTGCCCCCAGAGATGCCGCTGGTAAAGTTGCCAGTGCCGGCGATGCTGAGTCCAGTCGCCGTTAGAGCGAAACGGTTCGTGCCGAGGATCGAAATATCAAACTCACCAGCGCCACTGCGCCAAATACCTGTGTTCGTTTCTGCAGCGAAGTTGATTGCGGGCGTGCTCGCTGTTCCATTGATCAGGTTGAGCGAAGTAGCACCAGCCTGAACGGTGTTGGCGTTGAAGAAGTTCGTGCCGTCGCAAACGAGCGTAGCCTGTTGACCCGGAGGAATGACTGCTGAGGAAGAGCCACTGATGCCTGTGGTTACCGTTAGCGTTTTCCCATTGTCTACGGTTTGGTTCGAGACCACATAAAGATTCACGACCGGAGGATAGGTAACCGTCACATTCGAAACCAGCGTGCCAACATACTCCTGGATGAGGTTATTGGCTTGGCTCGAAGTGAGCGAATACGCACCGCCCGTCACCGGATACGTCAGCACATTGAAAGCATAAGTCGAGCTCTGACCGTAGCCAACCGTTACATAACCCGTGCCAGTGCAGATGATGAAGGCGGATTCGTTCGGGTTGAACGAAAGTGTGGAGTTGCCGTCGATCTTTTCGCTGCCAGAGCAGGTGAAAGTGAATGTCCCCGTGCCGCTGTTCTTGAACAGAGTGAACCAGTTGTTCCCGAGCGTTGAAGCTGTGGGCAATGTGCCTGATCCGACTCCGCCCGACCAGACTTTCGTTTGCGCTCGGTCGGAGGCAGCGGGAGTATACGGGCTGGTTACACCAGAGCTCGGGTGGCTTTGGTTCAGAGTGCTGGAAATCGCCAGCAGACCGTAGCCAGCGAGTGTGGCGGCATCGGCGGAAGAAGTGCCTGTGCCGAACCCCAACACACCCCAAGTGCCAGTCGTCGTGCTGTTGTTGGTGAGGTAGATGTATTGAGCGTTGCTAGAGCTGACGGTGCAGATCGTGCCGCCAGTGTAATTCTTAACTGTGAACGTGGAGCCAAGACACCGGATCAGCGCATCCTGCCCGACCGACACCTGATTTGCGGGCGGCATGATCAGGCTGTAGCCAGTCGTGGCAGCGGTTATGTCCATAATCCGCGCAGTCGGATACTGAGTCTGCGTGGCAGCGGATGGCCACTGCAGTTGCAAGTCGCCAGTTAGCGTATACGCCGCATAGCTGACGTCGGTCGGCTGGATTACATCGCCAGTGAAGGGAGAGGTGTATGATGTCATGTGTCGAGGACCAGAGTTTGACGGTCAGCGATGCGGGAAACGTCTTCAGCTTTCAGCGTCTGCATGATCGCAGAGTATTGCGCTTGCCACATCGGGATGCGTTCGTCGTTTTTGAGGAAGGGCATCGCTTGGAGCAGCGATCCATAGAGCAACGCTTGCGGCGCGTAAACGGTGAACCAGTTGGTCTGGTTGGTGCTGTCGAGCGGCTGCACACGCTCGTAATAAAGCACCTCGAAAGAGTAAGCTGAATCGGGCGTTGGCGCAACGATCCAATGCGTGTAGTCGTAGTCGGCGTAATAAAGCGGCGTGCTCTGCTGAGTTTGGTTCGGCCAATACTGACGCAGATATTCGTATTTCCGTAGCAGCACCGGCTGGCGCTGACCACTGACGAGCAGGTTCATGGAAACCGTTTTGTGCCACCGCACGGGTTTGTCGATGACGAAAGACCCCTGCACCATCGAGCTGGTGTTGACGGTGAGGTTGCCGAGGAACTTTATTTCGCTCGCAATCACCTGCTCGGCGAGCATAATGAACAGCGGGATTTTATCCAGCGTGGCGGCATCGGTACGCTCCAGATAGCTCTGGATGTTCTCCGTCAGCGAGTCATAGGTCATCACCGATGCAGTCGTCATTTTGCCACCTTTGGTTCAACTTTCATTATAACTCCGCTCACGGTGGAAAGCATAAATTTAAGCATACGCTCTGGTTCCCGCCTTATCGATTATGAGCTGGGCATTCCGCAAATTCTTGTCGGGTGCGTTCGAAACACTGATGTGCGTCCAGGCGTCGAACTCCAAAATGATCTGGTCGAAAGGCACGCGGGCAGCGATACAGGCGTCAACCACCTGTTTAGGCGTCATCCCTGGAACACGAATATCCGCAGCGCACCCAACCCTATGCTGGCTGGTGTCCTTGCTTCCTACAGCGTCGTTTACTCGTTTGCAGCGGTATCCAGAATTGATCATGACCGGCTTGCCGCCGACTGCACGTTTGACTTGCTCGAGCAGCTGCGCGAGCCGAGTTAGATTGGCAACTTCGTCGCCGTTCGGAGTGTTGTCCCAGCCGTTGCGCAGCGCGACTTCAGATCGAGTCAACTCTTCAAGAGTGAAGTGATCGGTCAACTGGGTCATTTTTTGTTCTTCATATCGATGATTTTCTCAAGGGTACGACCGCCAAAATAAAAACTCATAATCAACATGCCCCACTGCCCGAGCAGTTCGACGTAGTTGTTGTTCACCTCTATGTCCCATGCCGACATCATGCCGAACGTGGTGTAGGTGATCAGGATAAAGATCAGAGCGCCGGGGCGGATGTTTTTAGAAAGCCACGAATCGGACGCCATGTCAGCCTTGTGCCGATCGGTCAGTTCGTGCTGCTCGGAGACCTCGGCATTCATTTTTGCCAGTTCGCCGTTTTGTTGCATCTCGAGCAATTTCAACTTGGCAGCTTCCGCCTGTGCCGGATCAGGAAAAAACTTGTCCAGCAGTTTGTTGCCAATACCCAAAACAGCCTCAAGTGGGAACAT